AACACGAGCAAACAGACAAAAAAAGGGCCAGCCAATTGGCCAGCCCTTCTTAACAGGATGTCGCTTAAGCGAAATCTTAGTTAAGACGCTCCTATTAACACCCCATAACAAACAAACACTTACCATATAAAACAATTAGTTAATGCAATTTTTAATGCAGTGAATTGCAGCGTTACGCAACCTCTGCCGCCACGTTGTCGCCAATACACAGTGACAACGGATTCAAGGTGACAGCTTGTTCAAGATGGTCAGGAGCAAAGTGCGCATACTTCATTGTTTCGCGAATATTTGCGTGACCGAGTATCTTCTGGAGTACAAGGATATTGCCGCCATTCATCATAAAATGCGCGCCAAAGGTGTGACGTAAAACGTGCGTTTTCTGCCCTTCAGTCAATTCAATGTTTGTGAGTTTGAGCATCTTCTTAAAGTCCTGATAGCAGGGCTTGAACATTCTTCCCTGACGTTCGGACAACTCGTCATACAGCCATTTAGGAATCGGAACCGTGCGATTCTTCTTACCTTTGGTTTTGGTGAAAGTCAGCTTGCAGGGGGAAAGTTGGGGACGTGTAAGTCTCTCAGCTTCTCCCCATCGTGCGCCAGTAGCCAGGCACACCTTAACAATCATAGTAAGATTTTCTTTGCCATATTGTTCACAGGCTCGGAACAGCTCCGGGAGCTGAGACAAAGTTAGCCAGGACATTTCTTTCTCAGCTTCTTTGAATACACGAATCCCGTCCAGTGGATTGGGTAAACTCCATTCACCTAATCGCCGCAGTTCATTGAACACAGCTTCGAGGTATTGCTGTTCGCGATTGACAGTTATAGGTTTGGCGATCCATTTCGCCGGGTCTTTGTGATAGCCGTTGTCTATTTCGCCACGTAATCGACGGTCACGGTAATGAGCCCAATCTTTAGCGGTAAGACGAGATGCAATAGGGTCGCCCAACCCGTTACATACAATTTGAAGCTTAGCTAACCGCGACTTACTGGCGACCAACGCCTGTCCATGTAAATTATGCCAAAGCTGGATAATCTCACTTAAGCGTCGGCGGTCTTCTTTCTTGCCGAGCCACGGCTTATCTTCACTCTCGCTTTTCGTAAATGCTTCGAATGCCTCGGCCTCACCTTTGGTATTGAATTGCCGACGTATTCGCCGCCCTTCTCGCCCATTAGGATAAAGCTCACATAACCATTTGCCATTTTTTTGCTTACTTATAGTCATAATGTCACCGAGGCAACTCTTATCATTCGCAAAGTGCTGTCGCAGCATCCATTACGGGATCCAAAGGAATTTTTACTCCTTCATAATCCGGGCTATCTTTCCAAACAGTATCAATATCGCTCCCCTCAAGCTTTCCAGACTTTACACCATCAATAGCAAACCCATTTAATGGGTATCGGTCATCTGTTGCTTTGTCGTACACAAAGGCATATCTACCATTAACACAAGACACCGTAGCTTTTTCAAAAGTTAACGGCCAATCATCACCAAACTTAGCACCGTCTAAATCCTGTGTTTTTTCAGCGGCTGATGCACCGAAAGAAAGTGAAAGAAATAAAGCTAAAAAAAGCTTACGTTTCATAATGTCCCTTATACGTGTTTTTCCAATGTGAAAATTACAGCACCTACTGGTGTGATATCTGTAATGCTGCATTCAAACTCGGCAGACTTATTTGACAACCTGACTTTTCCGCCGGGAAGACGAATTACATCAAAAACATCAAGAGCGCCGTCAATATCAATTAACCAACGCCCATTACTTATGTTCGAAGCAGAACGGTTGACAAGCCAAGAGGCTCCAACACCTTCAACAAAAATCAACTCCTCTGAGTCAGAGGGTATCATCGAGGGGTCTGGATGCCATTCGCCAGCGTCCTTAAGCTCACCCGCTTCAAGGCGAAATTTTTTAATTGAAAAACTTGATGTGACCATTTCTCTGTTAGTTCGCATTTGCCCCTTGCCGGTTGCTAACCATTCCAGCGAAACACCAGTATCAAGGGCACAAGTAACAACTACATCGCCTGGGAAAAAATCACGCCGAACCCATGTGCTAATTGTTCCAGATGATATACCGAGTAAATCACCCAGCTCCTTTTGCATAGAAAAACCGTAAGCATCAAGGATGCGTCTCAGAACAGGTTTACCACCTGAAGCCATGACCTTTTCATAAAGCTCTTTGCCCTTCAGGGTCGCACGTGGAGAGTTTGCTTTTGCAAGCTCCCCTGTCACTAACCATCCGATATCTGCGCCCGTTTCAATAGCACATTCAACAAATACATTGCCCGGAACGCTATCTCTGGCAAGCCAACTGCTTATGTTGTTGGCATAAATACCAAGTTTTTCGCCAAGTTCTTTTTGCGAGCTAAGTCCATAAGCCGAAAGGATTCTTTCGATAGCCGGAGCCGCACCATCTCCAAATTTAGCCATGTATCGCCACCAAAATTAATTTTTGCCATTGCAAAATTAAATTTCGAGAACTAAAGTGATGATTATCAACCACGATGCACATCAATGCAGTTCACTACAAACAACAGGAGATAATGCGATATGTCAGATGCAAAATCAATCTCGACGCATGATTCGCAAAACTCACAAAATCAAACTGTGCTGTTAGATCCGGCTCAGTTTGATGCCATCGTTACCGCTATGCTGCCAGCTCTGCAGACAATGATCCGCTCCGCTATGTCAGACACAATGACAGTGAAAGACTTTGCCGCCACTCGCGGTGTAAGCGAGCGTCTGGTCTGGCAATGGCTTGATGAGGGAATCCTCCTCAAAGCTCCAACTAAAGACTTTTCCAACAAGGAAGAGGCTGGAAAACGAAGCCGCACCCTCGTAAACGTGAAAGCATGGCGCGACAAACTAACCCAGCAAGCGATTGATTGTCGCTACATCGACCACCGCATCGCTCTTAACTGAATTTGATTATGCAAGTTAGAGGGAATTTAACCATGTTTGATTTTCAGATTTCTAAACATCCTCACTATGACGAAGCGTGCCGGGCTTTTGCGCAGCGTCACAACATGGCGAAGCTGGCCGAGCGTGCGGGTATGAACGTTCAAACGTTACGTAACAAGCTCAACCCAGAACAGCCTCACCAATTCACACCGCCTGAATTGTGGCTGCTGACTGACCTGACCGAAGACTCAACCCTCGTTGATGGCTTTCTGGCGCAAATACATTGTCTGCCATGCGTGCCGGTTAATGAGCTGGCTAAAGAGAAATTGCAGTCTTATGTGATGCGCGCAATGAGTGAACTCGGCGAACTGGCGAGCGGTGCGGTATCAAATGAACGTATGACCTCTGACCGCAAACACAGCATGGTTGAGAGTGTTAATGCAGGCATCCGCATGTTGTCTCTGTCGGCGCTGGCGTTACAGGCGCGTCTACAGGCTAACCCGGCAATGTCGAGCGTGGTTGATACCATGACCGGCATCGGCGCAACATTTGGTTTGGTATGAGGTGTTTATGCTGAAAAATGAACCCTCATTCGCATCTCTGCTCGTTAAACAAAATCCAGGTATGCATTACGGTCACGGCTGGATCGCGGGTAAAGATGGTAAGCGCTGGCACCCGTGCCGCTCTCAGTCTGATTTACTGGCTGGCCTCTCTACTCAAAAGCTGGGGGAATCATGGCTATCGAAGCTGTTTCCGCGACTATTCCGCTAAAAGCGGGTGAACGTCTGGCCGGTCTCAATCATGTAGCTGAATTGCGCGCGAGATATTGGGGCGATAGTTGGAAAGAGGTTGAGCGCTTTGTCGATGATATGCGCGATAAACGCGACTCTCAATTTGAAGAAAATAATCGGGCGCTGGCCGCTATTTTCTTTCTGGCAAAAATACCGGCGGCTCGTCATGAGCTCGAATTAAGTGAGCTGACTACTGACGAGAAAAAAGCGCTTATTACAGCGATGAATCATTTTCGTGCAGTAGTGAGCTTATTTCCCAAACGGCTAACCATGCCGAATTAACCAAAACAGAAATTAATGGCGTAAACCCGCCGGGCATTTTATTGCCCAAAATCAGGAGAGTTAGTTATGCGTAATACCGAACCCCGTAGTTTTAATACTGATAGTGACACGCTGGCCGTGCTGCTGACAGATGCAAAAAAAGAAGAACGCAAAGACCGCGCACTCGCCGTTTCAATCCGTCTTGAGGCGCTGGCTATCCATATCACTAAAGAGGGCATGAACGGCACCGAAGCCGCTGAACTGCTGCGCCGTGAGGCCACCCGCTACGAAAACGAATCACAGGAGCTGCACTAATGGCCGACGCAATGGATTTAGCACAACTGCGCGAGCAGGAAGACCGAGAGCGCCACATCAGCAACGCGCGCAGCCGTATAGCAGCGTCCTCTCCTTTCCTCTGCGAAGAATGTGACTCACCAATCCCGGAAGCTCGCCGTGCTGCAATTCAGGGGGTGGCATTTTGCGTGACTTGTCAGCAAATCGCAGAGCTAAAAAACAAACACTATCGGGGGGTATAAATTGGCTGTTCAATTCGCTTATCCGTGGAATGCTCCACGATCGGCTATAGCCAGCCCATACCTTACTTATAAGCAACAGCATCGCCGCGACCGTATGTTCGCGGCGATGCTGCATGCTAAAAAGGTGCTTTCTCTCCAGCCCGACTGCGTGCGGTTAGATGTTTATCGCACTGCGGCAGTGCTGGAGCAAAATCAGGGCATTCAACGAGCCAATGCCTTTTTGATCAGCTTCTGCAAAAAGGCATTGCCGCGTCTTGAATTGGTCGCAAAAAAATACGAATGCGCGGGTATCAACAGCAAGGTATCAACCTCTGTTTTTGGAAGTCATTTTGATACCCAGCTTATGCAATATCTGGCGTCACGCATGGTTAATATGGTCGCCCGATATAACCGCCTCCCGGATATGTCGCGCGCTGATGTTGACCTGTTGGCCGCCGATATTGCTAATTTCATTCGTGGTGAACTTGCCAACATTAATGACCACGGATTCGGCGAGCTTAAAACGCTGTACACCTGGTATAATCGTGCTGGCTTTATTTCCCTCCAGTTCAACGTTATCCCCCCCCATTGGGATCGGGTTGCAAAAAAATATGTTGGCGCGGATGAAATCGCACCGGCTATCGCCAAGATGTTTAACGATGGGTGGTGGCGTGGTCGTTTGCGCCGGGTTGCAGCTACGTGGCGCGAACACCTGCAAATTGCAGTCGGCAACGTCAGCAAGAAAAAAAACACCTATGCGAGTAAAAACTGCGTGACTGACTGGCGTGAACAAAAGCGCCGAACTCGTGAATTTCTCAAAGGTCTGGATCTCGAAGACGAAGACGGCAACCGTATCAGCCTGATTGAAAAATATGATGGCTCAGTTGCTAACCCTGCGATTCGCCGCTGTGAGCTCATGACTCGCATTCGTGGGTTTGAAAACATCTGTAATGAGCTCGGTTATGTCGGTGAGTTTTACACTCTGACCGCGCCGTCGAAATATCACGCCACGACTAAAGCCGGTTACCGTAACAGCAAATGGAGCGGTGCCAGCCCGGCTGACACGCAAAACTATCTAACTGATATCTGGGCGCGTATCCGTGCCAAACTGCATCGGGAAGATGTCCGTATTTTCGGTATTCGTGTCGCCGAGCCCCATCACGACGGTACTCCACACTGGCACATGCTGATGTTCATGCTGCCGGAAGATGTTGAATATGTTCGCTCCATCGTCCGTAAATACGCGTGGAAAGAAGACCGCCGCGAACTGAAAAGCGATAAGGCAAAAAAAGCACGTTTCCACGCCGAGTCCATTGACCCGGAGAAAGGCAGCGCAACCGGCTATGTTGCTAAATACATATCAAAAAATATCGACGGTTATGCTCTCGATGGTGAAACCGATGATGAAAGCGGTGAACTGCTGAAAGAGACAGCCCCCGCCGTATCAGCATGGGCTTCGCGCTGGCACATCCGTCAGTTTCAGTTTATCGGTGGTGCGCCGGTGACGGTTTACCGTGAGTTGCGTCGCCTCGCTGATACCGAAACCGCGCACGGACTGAGCGTTGAGTTTGCCGCCGTCCATGATGCCGCCGACGCTGGTGACTGGGCTGGTTATGTTAATGCGCAGGGTGGACCGTTTGTCCGTCGCGATGATTTACAGGTGCGCACACTGTATGAACCACGTACCGAGCTTAATCAGTACGGTGAGGAAACGGTATGTATTAAGGGGGTCTACGATTCCTCCATAGGTGCAGGTAGCCCGATTTTAACCCGGCTCACTCAGTGGAAGATTGTTCCGAAGCATGCTGTTGATTTGGCCGTTGACCTTCAGGACGGCAAAGCCGTCCCTCGGAGTTCTGTCAATAACTGTACGGGAAGCGAAAACGCTCCACCGGTACTGGATTTGACAAAGCCCCTGAGTCGACGCGAAAGACGAGAGCTAACCAACCGACTCAGGAAGCAAAAACCAGCAATACGGCGAAAGTTCAGCCACGGAACGGATGAGCAAAACGCAGCTATAGCTAAAACTATCGACGAGATACAACTGACAACCGGCATTACAATCAGCCGGAGCGAAGCCCTGCACCTGATGGCCGGTGGTAAAAGTTGTTTTGATGGCAAATGGCTACGCGGAACGGCCAAAGGGGAAATATTTTCCGCAGCACCATCGCATGAGGCTAAAGCTCGGAAAATCCTTAATCGTGTTGCGGCGATGGCTGAATCATCAAAACCAACACATGAGTAATTCATATCCATATCATGCACATACGGCAATCGCTCTATTCGTTTTTTTTCTTCCCATTTTTTGCCAATACGTGTTACTGTATAAATATACAGTAACCCTGTGGGAGGGATTTCATGGTTGGCGAACATTGCAGCCGAACGCAGCAAAAGTGGGCTTGTGTGCAATTTATTGCCGAGGTATCTCTGATTGCAAACTGCAAGCCATCAGACTTAAAGCTCGCGCTCACTCTCATTGCAGACCTAGCAAACAGCGAAAATAACGAAACCGAAGATGATAATTTTTATAAGGCTGATTAGATTATGAGAATCAATATCACGTTGGATAAAGAACAAAAAATTAGGGCAACAGATCATTGATGCTTTTCAGAATGAAATAACACATCGAGTACAATGCGTTTTCCTGCAACAAAAGTTAACGTTAAGAAAGGGTCAATGACTAGTGTAGAGGCTATCGGATTCGATAAAGAGGCGGACAGAGAAACATTAGGCAGCATATTACAAGAGATGTGGGAAGACGATAGCTGGCGTTAAACATAATAACCGTGCTGGCGCAAAAACTAGCTTTTTGCGTCGGCGGGGTTGAGTAACGAGCCCACGAGGCTTAAGTCCTGCCTTTCAAAATTTCTCAATGTGCTATTGATGACACGCCCATGATTAATGAGGCATGACCTGAGATAGTTTTATAGTGGCGTTTTGACGGCACTGATTAAAATTCATTGAGGGTGATAATATGCATCGACTACCAGGTGAAATTCCGCATCACAAAACTAAAAGCATCAAACTGATGGCCATCGTTCATCGTCTGCAGCAGATAATGGTCAATGAGAATTTGACACCCACAGAGCTGGTCGGGTGTGCCGAAATAGTCAGGGATAATTACGGCAAGCTGGATAGCATCAGCAGGCCGACACAATACGCACCCCCACCACGTCGACGCTAGCAAACGTCGTCAAGCGCTGAAACTCGCTTTCAGTGCTGACGGGGTTGAACAACGAGCCACGCGAGGCGTTAGTTGGTTACCTGATTGACACCGAGCGAAAGCAGGTTTGTCACCGCACCGGCAATAACTCCGGGTGTCCCGTCTTTCACCGCACTGATAATCTTATCGCCCAGCGTTTCATTACCGCCGAGTGCCTCGGGCTTTTTGTTGAGCACGGCGAGTGCTTTCTCGGTCAGGCGCACATCCCGAAAATAAGTCTGATTGTCTGTTTCATACTGGATGTAGCCGTTTTCACTGAGAAAAGTGAATGTACCCTCAACCACACTACGCAACTGATTCAGTGCTTTCATTTCCGGTGAGTTAAGTTGGTCAAAGTAGTCATCAGGTAGCGCGGCGTTAAATTTTTCGTAGGTGATGACCTGCGGCACCGGGAAGTTATCCCATAACACCGCAAAAATTTCCGCCGTCTGCTGATTAAATAATTCGAGGTTTTTGGACATGCATAATTCCCTTTCATCGATAGACCCGTTTGCCGATTGGGCAAAAAAGCTGACCGTAATGGCTTCAAATAACGACCTGAGTTCTCGTGAGGTGGAAAGCTACACCGAAAAAATGGTCGAGCAAGCCAGTAAAGATGAGCTTACGGTCGTTATCAAACACCTGTTAAACCACATCAGAATGCACAAATAAAATGATCTATATCAATATGTTATCTCTCGTTTATGAAAATCGGTGGACGACGATTTTTCTGCTGATTTTTGACAGCATGTGCCTCAATAGTGTTATTGGCGCATTACGCGGCCAGTAATCGCGCCAAAACCAGCCCCAAACCGGCACCGTGAATGCCGGTTTTTTATGCCATTTTTCCGCGATTTCCCCGTTTTAGCCGTGCATGCAACAGGTGCATGGTTTTGCATTCGCAGGGGTTGCCCGTTCTGACCGTGCGCCGCCAGAGCTGGCGCGGATCCCGAGAGTTCATGCAACTGCATTAAAACCGCCCCGTAAAGCGGGCAGGCGTGGCGGGGAAAGTATTGCGCGCTGGATCATAAACGATTGCTTACTTTGAAGAAAATAGTGTGCTTATGAACTGCAAACTTTATACAATCAGAATTTGCCGAATCTCTTTTTTGATGAATAAGGGTTTTTATGACTGGTGTTGTGAATTACGATGTGGTTATCAGGAGTGGTGATCAGCCCGTTGATATGGATTATGCGCTGGAAACGTTAGGCGGAGCATCGGAAGTTACCTGTTTACTAGCAGAAGCAATCCTACAAAAAAAAGTCGTTAAAAGAAGAAGTCCTGCTAATAAAGCGCGAGCAGTTTTACATCAGAGCTTCCCGAGTTCTTATGGACAAAACTTTGCGTTAGCTATAGATGACCCAATATTAAAAGCTCGTTTAGTTGAAATAACCAACCCTGTACTTGCGGAAATTATGGGATTTTACATATCTGAAGCTATGTATATACAACCTCCGGCTTTATCAGCACGAGCCAGACATTATATTGAAGAGCTTGAATATCTTGAAGATGAAATTATAAGCCGTATTCGGAATCCTTTAATACGCATGCACAAAATTAATTACCGTCGCAACTGGGATATTGATTTCAATTTTAAACCTGATGGTAGACAAAGAAAAATAGTGACTTTAAATACTAGGACTGCAGCAAATCTAACTCACACAACGGTTGAAAGGGAAAGATTTAATATAATTGCAATGGTTACAAGATTCAACTCTCGTACAGGTAATGGCCGTTTAGTGCTACAAGATGAGGACGAGACTGTTGCTTTTGGTTTTGCCAACCAATTAGGAATGGTTCCGTCCGCACAGAAAAGAATGATTTCTTTGAATCTACATAATAATAATGGAAGATCCGATAATTACATATATCTTAGTATGACTGTCAGTAGGGTTGTAATTATGAGCGGTGAGACTGTAAAATATGCAGTACACTCTGTGCGTGTATTGGAATAAGTATGAATAGAATTAAGTGCATATGTGGGTTGATACTAGCTGCTGCTTGGGCAGCGTACTATCTTCATTTTGGCATAGACGGAAGCCTCTCCCAAAAAACTGAAGTTTGGGGACAGTTTGGCGACTACGTAGGTGGGGTGGTCAACCCCATTTTAAGTTTTATAACCATATATCTACTTATTAACTCAATAGGGTTACAGCGCGAATCTAATGAAAGCTTAACCAATGAAATAAAAAGACAAGAGAAGCTAGAGGAATATAAAAAATTTGAGCTACGATTCTTTCGCTTGATTGAATCGCAGGAGGAAAACTTCAGTCGTTTTAAAATATGTATATCACAACAGGATGATGATGAGCAAAATGTTGATGAACAGTTAGAAAAAACAGATGAAATATTGAGTGGTGGAGCAGCAGTAACATTCATTGAAGATTGTTTGTTACCCCTCAAAGAGGCTGGAGTTAGCAAGGAGCGTGTATTCCATTGGTTAGATAGTTTGGATGATGATGGATCATTTTTTTCATTAGTAAGACGTTTCTATCTCATTCTCAAATTAGTCGATGCCAATACACTTACAAAAAGCGAGAGAGATGAAATGTATGAAACGTTGATTAATCTTACTGATATTAAAGTAATTAGCATCATTGCAATCTTGAGTTTGCATTATGATTGGTACGCAATCAAATACATTAAGGCAACAAAAATTCTTGACAAGGAAGGAGTTAGGGAATTCGTTGAAATGTATAAAATTTAATTGTGAAAATTTACAGTCAATTCATGGCGATCGGTTGAAGCCGCTAACAAGCGGCTTTTCTATATCGATATTTATCCGATTGTGTAATCTTTAAAGCTTATTACCTTCACCCCCAGCCAGTCATTAATTTCTTTGAATCGCTCCTGCAACGGTGTTAACTCGTTGCGAACAAACACCTTTGCTACCCTCTCAACATCCCCGAGCGATGCGATGTTTTCAGGCTTGCCCCCCATCAACTGGAACGGCACGCGGTGCGCATCGAGCAGGTCAGCGGCGCTCACCTTTTTAATATTGAAAAAGTCATCTTTCGTGGCAACCTCACTCAGCGGCACAATCTTGATACCATCCGGTTTCCCGTTCGGTGCGTAGAAAAACAGGTTTTTAAAATTCCCGAGTCCCTTTGAATCACGCATCGCAGAACGCAGTGACTCAACGTCGGTGCTGCTTTGGGCAGCGTCGGTGACGTACATGATGTAACCCGCGTGCGCGCCATTCTGGTAATACTTGCGACGAAACAGGGTGGCGGATTCATTCAGCCAGGCGGAATTGAGTGCGCTCAGATATTCAGGCATACCGTAAAGCTCCTGATTAATGTCAGGCTCCAGCAGATGAAACACCGAGCCGGGTGCGAACTGATGTGGGTTGTTAAAGCTCGACACGTACCAGTAAACACCATCCTCAACGCCACGACGTGTATATTTAGCTGGCGATGTTTCCAGTTTTAAAAGGTGACCGGTAACACTCATGCGCTTCTCAAGATAACCGTTCGCAAAGACCAGATAATCCAGCACGAGGCGGCTGAAATCCTGACGCGACAGCAGCGGGTGCGGGATGTAGGTGCTCGCCAGAATGTTACGTTTCACGTAAATCGGCGAGCTGTGATGAACGGCGGCGCGCAGGCTTTTTGCCAGACCAGAGAAGTTGACCGGCGGCTCGTACCACTTACCGTTATTGATGCACTCGACATAATCGAGGATATCGCGACGATCCAGAACGGCAGAGGGCTCGCCAAAGGTGAACGCCTCCATTTTTTGCGGTGCGCTAACGGTCGTTGTGGTGGGTATCTTCAGTTGCTTTTTCATGTCAGTTAATATCCAGAATTGTCGTTGAATGCATGCCGCTACCGGCGGAAAGAGGTTCGTTTAACAGGGCGTGCATGGTCGCCCATGCGATATCGGCGTGACTGGCTTCCTCGGTACGGCTGGCCTCGTAGGTGGCGCTGCGCCCGCTGCTGGTCATGGTTTTGCGAATCGACATAAACGACTGCGTGACGTCGGTTGCTCCGGCGTCGTACTCCAGACAGCCACGGCGAATGGTGTCTTTCGCCTTGAGTACCATTGCGGTTTTCATTTCAGGTGTGTAACGGATGCCGCGTGCCGCCGGGTAAAATGAGCGCACCAGCTGGAACACGCCGAGACCGAGGCCGGTTGCGTCAATGCCGATGTATTCGACGTTGTATTTCTCGGTCAGCTTGCGGATGCCCTCTGCCTGTGCTGCAAAATCCATGCCCTTCCACTGGTGGCGCTCCAGCATGCGGAACTTGCCACCAGAGACCACCGGCGGCGCGAGCACGACGCACCCGGCACTGTCGCCGGTGTGTGACGGGTCGTAGCCAATCCAGACAGGACGAGAGCCGAACGGATGGTCGGCGAACGGGGCAAAGTCCTCCCATTCCTCCATCACATCGACCATGCAGCGCTGCAGCTCCTCGAACGGGAATACCGACGCTTTATCGTCGACAAACTCGCACATAAACAGGTTCTTAAAGTCCTCATCACTGTTTTCGCGTTTGAGCTGGTCGAGGTCGAACAGGGTACAGCCACCCGCAAGGGCGTCCTCAATGGTGACAATCTGCCGCCACTGGCCATCGTCGCAGAGCTGGCCACCGGCGAGCGCGCTGTGACTGATGTCGATTTCGATGCGGTCGGCAATCCGGCTGCGCCCCTTGTTGAACAGCTCGCCAGACCAGAAGGGGTAAGCGCCGTGCGCCAGCGTGGAAGGTGTCGAAAAATAGGTCGAGCGCAGGTGCTTTTGCGAGGCCATGCCCGAGGCGACTTTGCGCAGTTTCTGAAAATTCGGGATCCAGAATATTTCATCGACATACAGATCGCCGTTATGGCTCTGCGCGGTGTTGGAATTGGTACCGAGAAAAATCAGTTTTGCGCCGTTGTTACCGATGACAATCGGGTCGCCAGTCAGGTCAACGTCGACCAGTCGCGCAAACTGGATGATGTATTCGCGGAACACGTAAGCCTGCGTTTTACTGGCTGATAAAAATATCTGGTTATGGCCGGTTTTGAGTGCGCGCAGCAGTGCCTCGCGGGAGAAATAGAATGTCGCGCCAATCTGGCGGGATTTGAGAATGTCACGAATACGGTGCTCCAGTCCTGCGCGGTACCACTGCAACTGGTACTCGAAAGACTGGTCGAAAAATAATTCCTCTAGTTTATCGATAGCCTCGTCGCTGAAAAAATTCTTTTTCGGCTTTTTGCGCTCCCCTTTGTTGCGGTTGGCGACGTTGGGGTTAAGGTCGGCTTCGTTGCCGGTCTGGCTGTAGCGGTTGACTCGCGCCAACCGTTCAATCTGCCGTCCGAGCAGGTCAATCTCTTTGAAATCCCCCCCTGTCTTTTGCGGCTTGGCGATGAGCTGAATCAGCCTGGCCTCAAGGCTGCTTTCAACGCGGGAAATCGGCGCGATGCCGTCCCAGCCGTCGCGCTGCTTCCAGCTCTGCACGGTCGGGCGCTTGACCTGCAGCATTTCGGCAATCTGTGGCACGGAAAAACCCTGCCAGTAAAGCAGCGATGCCTGCCGTCGCGGATCATGCAACAAGGTTGTATCGGTGGAAATGGTCATTGATGCCTCGCCGTAGTGGATTCAGGGCAAGGCTACTTAATGGCCGTCAGTGATTCGCTAAGGTGCTGTTGTGTGGGCGGTTGTCCAGTCGTCATTGGTGGTCTGGCGTGTCCTGAGTCTGGAAACTGGCGGTGACCAGTAACCTCAACCTCAGGACTCCTGACAATGGCAAAAAAAGTCTCAAAATTCTTTCGCATCGGCGTCGAGGGTGACACCTGCGACGGCCGCATTATCAGCGGCAACGATATTCAGGAAATGGCCGAATCGTTTGACCCTCGCGTCTACGGTTGCCGCATTAACCTTGAGCATATTCGCGGTCTCTTTCCTGATGGCGACTTCAAACGCTTAGGCGATGTGGTTGAACTGAAAGCTGAAATAATTGACGACGATTCTGCGCTTAACGGCAAATGGGCGTTGTTCGCCAGAATCACCCCAACCGACGACCTGATTGCGATGAATAAAAAATTGCAGAAGGTCTACACCTCAATGGAAATTCAGCCGAATTTTGCCAATACCGGCAAATGCTACCTCGTCGGCCTTGCTGTCACCGATGACCCGGCGAGCCTCGGCACTGAATACCTCGAATTCTGCCGCAACGCGAAGCACAACCCGCTGCAGCGCTTTAAGACCAACCCTGAAAACGTCTTTTCCGCTGCCACTCTGGCCGAGCTGGAGTTTGAAGACGTTCCCGACACGGTGCTCAACAGCCTGGCCGATAAGGTGAAAGCCATTTTCAGCCGTAAGCAGGTCAGCGACGATGCGCGCCTGAATGATGTGCATGAAGCGGTGACCACCGTCAGCGAACATGTGCAAACCAACCTGACAAAACAGGACGAGCGCCTTTCCGCTATGGAAACCGCGTTTGCCACTTTCAAACAGGAACTGACCGGCAAGGTTGAAGAAACCAGCCAGGCATTTTCCGACCTGAAAACCACCCTCGATAAAACCGAAAGTTTCAGCCAGCCGCGACGCACGAAAGCCAGCGGCGGTGGTGGCGATGAGCTGCTGACCGACTGCTGATAAACCGCAGACCAGAAACCGGGCGGCATCCCCGCCCGATGCAGTGACTAACCGATAAATTCAAACAGGAAATACTATGCGCCCGGATACCCGTTTTAAGTTCAATGCCTATCTGACCCGCGTCGCTGAGCTGAACGGCATCAGTACTGATGATGTCAGTAAAAAATTCACCGTCGAGCCGTCCGTCACGCAAACACTGATGAACAAAGTGCAGGAGTCATCCGCGTTTCTGCAGACGATTAATATTCTGCCGGTCGCAGAAATGAAGGGTGAGAAAATCGGCGTCGGTGTGACCGGTACTATCGCCAGCACGACCGACACCTCGGGCGATGATGAGCGTAAGACCGCCGACTTCACCGCGCTTGAGTCCAACAAGTACGAGTGCGACCAAATTAATTTTGACTTCCATCTGAAATATAAAACCCTCGACCTGTGGGCGCGTTTTCAGGACTTCCAGCGCCGCATCCGCGACGCCATTGTCAAACGTCAGGCACTGGATTTCATCATGGCCGGTTTTAACGGTACCACCCGCGCCGCCACCTCTGACCGCACCAAAAATCCGATGCTGCAGGATGTGGCCGTCGGCTGGCTGCAGAAATACCGCAATGAAGCCCCGACGCGCGTGATGAGCAACATCACCGACGCTGACGGTAAGGTCGTTTCAGCAGTGATTCGTGTAGGTCGAAACGGCGACTATGAGAACCTCGACGCGCTGGTGATGGACGCCACCAACAACCTGATTGACGAGGTTTATCAGGATGACCCGAAACTCGTTGCCATCGTTGGCCGTAAGCTGCTGGCCGACAAATATTTCCCGCTGGTGAACAAGCCGCAGGAAAACAGCGAGGCGCTTGCGGCAGATATCATCATCAGCCAGAAGCGAATCGGCAACCTGCCTGCTGTGCGTGTGCCGTACTTCCCGGCGAATGCCGTGTTAGTGACCACGCTGGAAAACCTCTCTATCTATTTCATGGATGAGAGTCACCGCCGCAGCATTGATGAAAACCCGAAAAAAGACCGCGTTGAAAACTACGAGTCGATGAATATCGACTATGTGGTCGAGGCGTATGCCGCCGGGTGCCTGCTGGAAAACATCACCCTGGGCGATTTCACCGCACCTGCAGCACCGGAAAGCGGAGCCTAAACCATGACGAGCCCCGCACAGCGTCACATGATGCGGGTCTCGGCCTCTCAAGCCGCGCAGCGGGAGCAAGCCCCGCTGCGCCATGCAACCGCCTATGAGCAGATGCTGGTTAAGCTGGCCGATGACCGCCGCACGTTAAAAAACATCCGTTCAAACGAACGTAAAGCCGAGAAAAAGCGCGAGCTGCTGCCGTTCTATGCGCCGTGGGTCGCCGGTGTGCTGGCTGATGGCCGTGGTGCGCAGGATGACATTGTCATGACCGTCATGCTGTGGCGTCTCGATGCCGGTGATATCGCTGGCGCGCTGGAAATTGCCCCGTACGCGCTGAAATACGGCCTCACCTCTGACCACCGCCGCACAACACCTTACATGCTGGTTGAGGAAGTGGCGCTTGCTGCGCAGCGCCTGCGCGATGCCGGTGAGTCTGTCGACCTTTCCTGGCTGCAGACCACTATCGACCTGACCGACGGCGCTGACGTTCCCGATATGGTGCGCGCCCGTCTGCATAAGGTGACAGGCCTGACCCTGCGTGATGCCGGTATGAATGCAGAGGCGCTGGCGCAGTTTCAGCGCGCGATGCAGCTCGACCGCAATGCCGGTGTGCGCAAGGAGATTGAGCGACTGGAACGGGCATTGAAGCCAAAGCCAGAGGCCGCGCCCCGTAAAACGACTAAACCGCGCACGCGCAAACCTGCCAACAAACCGGCGGCAAAGCGCGGGCGTCCACCAAAGGCGGTAAAAACCGCCGGTTAACTGAACGCTCCCCGAGCCGGGCGGCACGCCGGTCAAAGCGGGTTTTGACCCTGACGGCGACCGGCGTCCACCGCCCAACCTAATGAGGTTGTCATGACGACAGTAATACTGAATCAGCCCGACGAACCGCAGGACGTACCGGGCGTGGTGATTCCCGCACCGGAGACGGGCGACGCAGTGATTAAAAACACGTTCTTTTTCCCTGATGTGGATCCGAAGCGGGTGCGCGAACTGATGCGCCTTGAGCAGACGGTTTCCGATGCGCGCCTGCGCAACGCCATCAAGACCGGCATGGCGGAAACCAATGCGGAGCTTTACGACTACCGGCTGCGCCAGATTGCCGCAGGGTTTAAGACACTGGCCGACGTGCCTGACGCCGAGGAAATCGACGGCGAGAATGTGCGCGTTTTCCACTACCTCAGCGCCGTGACGGCGATGGCGACCGCCACCCTGTATGAGCGTTATCGCGGGGTTGAGGCCACGGGCAAGGGTGACAAAAAAGCCGACAGCGTCGAAACCACCATTGATGACCTGTGGCGGGATATGCGCTGGTCGGTCTCGCGTCTGCAGGACAAGCCGCGCTGCATCGTGGGTCAGCTCTGATGAAAGTCTACGCGATGCAGGGCGACACCCTCGACGCGCTTTGCGCCCGGTATTACGGGCGCACTGAGGGCGTGGTCGAGACGGTGCTGCAGGCTAATCCCGGTCTGTCTGAGCTGGGCGTCATTCTGCCGCATGGCACGGCGATTGACCTGCCCGACGTGGCATCGTCACCCGTAACAGAAACTATCAACCTTTGGGAGTAAACCATGACAGAAGGGGAAAAAGGCGTCCTGTCACTGTTTGTGATTGGCGTGATGATTGTTGTCGGAAAAGTGCTGGCGGGTGGTGAGCCCATTACCCCGCGCCTGTTTATCGGCCGCATGCTGCTCGGCGGTTTTGTTTCAATGGTCGCCGGTGTTGTTCTGGTGCAGTTTCCAGATATGTCACTGCCTGCCGTTTGCGGGATTGGATCCATGCTCGGCATTGCAGGTTATCAGGTGGTGGAAATCGCCATTCAGCGCCGCTTTAAGTCACAACAGGGGGATAGCGATGCCGGTCATTAATACTCACCAGAATATCGCCGCATTTCTGGACATGCTGGCCTATTCCGAAGGGACGGCGACGCATCCGCTGACGAAAAATCGTGGTTACGACGTCATTGTCACTGGCCTTGATGGCAAGCCGGAAATTTTCACCGACTACACCGACCACCCTTTCGCACATGGCAGACCAGCGAAAGTGTTTAATCGACGCGGCGAAAAATCCACGGCATCAGGGCGTTACCAGCAGCTTTATCTCTACTGGCCGCATTATCAGAAACAACTCGCATTGCCTGATTTCAGCCCGTTGTCGCAGGACAAACTTGCGATTCAGTTAATCCGCGAACGCGGTGCCATTGAGGATATTAAGGCGGGGCGTATTGAGCGGGCAATTTCACGGTGCCGCAATATCTGGGCGTCGTTACCGGGTGCCGGTTACGGCCAACGTGAGCACAGCCTCGACAAACTGGTCACCGTATGGCGCACCGCTGGCGGGGTAATGGAATGAAAATCCTGATTACACTTCTGGTGCTGACTGTGCTCGGGATGTTGTGGTTGCGCCATGAGAACGGCAATTTATCCCGCTCCTTTGAGACAGCAAACCGCGTCGCGAGCGAACAAAAGACGACGATTGGCATGCTGAAAAATCAGCTCAGTGTTGCCGGTCAGCTTGCCAGACGTAATGAATCTGCGCAGGTGGCACTGCGTGAACAGCTCGCAAAGGCCAGCGAGGAAGCCAGCCGCCGCGAGCAATCAATAACGAGGTTACTTAATGAAAATGAAGCCTTTCGCCGCTGGTATAACGCTGCTTTACCTGATGTTGTGCGTCGGTTGCACATCCGCACCGCCTGCGCCAGCGCCGGTGATTGTGGTCAACGGATGCCCGAGAGTGAGCCTTTGCCCGATGCCGGGAAGTGACCCGAAAACCAATGGTGACCTGAGCGCAGATATCCGCCGCCTTGAGGGTGCGCTGATCGCCTGCGCGCTACAGGTCAAAACCGTCAAACACTGTCAGGATGAACTCGATGCAGAAGCACAAAAGCCTGCGCAAAGCGCTGATTAACGCCGTGCCGCAGCTCCGAAACAACCCCGATATGCTGCGCCTTTTTGCCGACAACGGCCATACCGATTCCAGACTGGCGAGCTCGCTGTCGTTTGAAAAGGTGTACGTGCTTAACGTGGTGGTGACCGACTTCACCGGTGACCTTGATTTGATATTCGTGCCGGTGCAGGCGTGGCTGCGTGAACATCAGCCGGACATTATGACCACCGACGACGGGCGGGAAAAAGGATTCACCTGGATTATTGATATCAATAACGACGATTCGCTCGATATCAGTATCAGCCTGAGGCTCACCGAGCGCACGCTCGTCAAAGAGGTCGACGGCGCGCTGCATGTCAGCTATGCCCCTGAGCCGCCGCTGCCTGAGCCGGTGACGCGCCCGGTCGAGCTGTACGTTAACGGCGAACTGGTGAGTAAGTGGGATGAGTGAGTTAACCGCACTGCAGGAACGCCTTGCCGGTCTGATTGCCAGCCTGTCACCGGCGGCGCGTCGGCAAATGGCGGCTGAGATTGCGAAAAAGCTGCGTATCAGTCAGCAACAGCGTATCAAGCGCCAGCAGGCACCAGACGGCACCCCGTATGCGGCACGAAAGCGCCAGCCGGTGAGGAGCAAGAAAGGTCGGATTAAACGTGAAATGTTCGCCAAACTGCGCACCAGTCGCTTTATGAAAGCCAAAGGCAGCGACAGTGCGGCGGTGGTGGAGTTTACCGGAAAGGTGCAGCGCATGGCGCGGGTGCATCAGTACGGCCTAAAAGATCGGCCAAACCGAAACCGCCGGGATGTGCAGTACGAGGCGCGCCCGTTGCTCGGTTTCACTTGGAATGATGAGCAGGCAATTGAAGATATTATTATCAGCCATTTAAATAAATAATTACTATGTGAGTCATTACAGGAACTGTCAGAGTTGGTGCAGTTCCTATATTTAGGTATTAAGTTTGTTTTAGATTATAAAGTTAAGTTTATCCCCAGCTCTTTTTTTGCAATATCTAATACATATTCGGAATTACTCCAAGAACCATTGGTGTCTCCGCAACACTCAGGGCTCAGGCATATGGTCAAGCAGGCTATTTTATTCTTATCAATGCCCGCCCTTACTGTTTTAAATAACTCCTTAATGAACGCGTCATCAATAAATTTAAGATAATGTTCACCTGTGAAGAAGTAGTCAAGATCAATATTGATGATGATTTTTTCATGGTTATCAATGGCGCTATCTAAATTCTCAAGAAGCTCATAAGGCTCAATGTCTCTGAAGCAATGATTAAAAGGATTCTGCGGGTATGTGCCATCATTGTGTGTTGCTAGATAAATACACTCAATATGGTTTTGAAGTGCATCATCTGAAATAAAAAAGGATAGATAATTATCCCACCGTATCAGTGGTGTTTTATTACCACCGACTGTTACCTCTAGACTTAAGTAGTCTAGATAGGATTTTAAATTGAACACCCCCGGAAATTTACTTATATAGGGTTCGTATAGGTTGAGAGCATCATAATGCCTATCAATATGAAATAATGCGATATTTTTATCAGGCTGTAAGTGTTGCATCCAGCACCATAGTGCGATTCTATGATTGTCACTAATGTATATATTACCATCCTGAGCAAGGAAGTTTAAATTATATGCCAATGATGGGCCTTTTTGGGTTAGCGGAATTAACAACTTCATAAGAACTCCATATAAAATATGTTTTCCCAGCAATGCTAACGCAAGAGCAATGCTTTTCATAGCGTTGTGCCATCCCTGAAAGAAAATATCTGATTAGCAAATATTCCACCCAAAATTCAAAATAGTCCCTATGAACACTCTGAACAGCATACAAGAATTAGCGCGCGCGATTCGCAACCTCATCCGCTCAGGTGTGGTGACTGAGGTCGATATCGTGCAGGGGCTGTGCCGCGTACAAAGCGGCGGGATCCAGACTACATGGCTGAACTGGCTGACTACCCGAGCTGGACGCTCGCGCACATGGTGGGCTCCCTCGGTCGGTGAGCAGGTGCTGCTGCTGGCAATTGGTGGCGAGCTTGATACTGCTTTCGTGCTGCCGGGGATTTTCTCCGACGATAACCCCGCCCCATCTGCCTCGGCGGATGCATGGCATGTGGTTTTCCCTGATGGTGCGGTCATTGAGTACGAGCCCAAGACCAGCGCGCTGACAGTCAGCGGCATCAAGACTGCTGATGTGACGGCATCGCGATCCATCACGGCTACCGTGCCGTTGGTACTTGTGAAAGCAGAAACCCGCATAACCCTCGATACCCCGGAGGTTGTTTGTACCAACAAGCTGACGACAGCAACGCTTGAGGTACAAAAGGGCGGCAAGATGAAAGGCAACATCGAACATTCCGGCGGGAAATTAACCTCTAACGGTGTGCAGGTTGATGACCATGACCACGGCAATGTGCAGAGCGGTGGAAGTTGGACTAAGGGGGTTAAATGACAGCCCGTTATCTGGGGATGAACCGCAATACCGGCCTCGGCATCAGTGACACTGAGCATATCAGCCAGAGCATGCGCGACATTCTGCTGACGCCGGTCGGCTCGCGGGTAATGCGCCGTGAATATGGCTCGCTCCTGTCTGCGCTGATTGATATGCCACAAACCCCGGCGCTCAGGCTGCAAATCATGGTGGCGTGCTATTCCGCGATCCAGAACTGGGAACCACGTATCAGGCTTACATCCATCAGCTTTGAGCACGGCGACACTGGCGAAATGTATGTCGATATTACCGGGGTGCGTACCGATACCGGTGCGTCAGTTTCAACCACTGTTTCACTGAGTTAAATCACTATGGCAACTGTTGACCTGAGCCTGCTACCTGTTCCCGATGTGGTCGAGGAACTGGACTATGAAACTATCCTTGCGGAACGCATTGCGACGCTGATTTCGCTCTATCCAGAAGACCAGCAGGAAGCCGTCGCCCGGACGCTCGCGCTTGAGTCTGAGCCGGTTGTTAAGCTGCTGCAGGAAAACGCCTACCGTGAGGTTATCTGGCGTCAGCGAGTGAACGAAGCCGCGCAGGCGGTGACGCTGGCCTATTCCGCCGGTAACGACCTCGACGTCGTGGCAGGGAATAACAATACCGAACGCCTGACCATCACCCCGGCGGATGACACCACCATTCCGCCGACACCTGCCGTTATGGAATCCGATACCGACCTGCGTCTGCGCACGCAACAGGCGTTTGAGGGCTTGAGCGTGGCGGGTCCGGTCGGAGCATACGAGTATCACGGTCGCAGTGCCGACGGGCGTGTCGCTGACGTGTCGGTCGCAAGCCCGTCGCCAGCCTGCGTGACGATTACCGTGCTATCGCGCGAGGGTGACGGCACTGCCAGCCCTGAACTACTGGCGATTGTTGATAAAGCGCTGAACGCCGAAGATGTGCGCCCGGTGGCTGACCGGGTTACCGTCCAGTCAGCCGAGATTGTGCCGTACCAGATTGACGCGACGCTCTACGTTTACCCCGGTCCCGAATCTGAACCCATCAGGCAGGCATCAGAGCAGAAGCTGCAGAGCTACATCAGCGCGCAGCACCGCCTCGGGCGTGATATCCGTCTGTCAGCCATTTATGCGGCGCTGCATGTTGAAGGGGTGCAGCGTGTCGAGCTGGCATCACCGCAGACCGACATAGTGCTGAGTAAGTCGCAGGCGTCGAACTGCACAGAGTACCAGATAACTATCGGGGGCTCGGATGAGTGACAGATTGTTACCCGTTGGCTCGTCGCCGCTGGAAGTTGCCGCCGCTGCTGCACTCTCTGAGATTCAGCGCGTGCCGGTACCGTTGCGCACCCTGTGGAACTGGCGTACCTGCCCGGTAAACCTGCTGCCGTATCTGGCGTGGGCGCTGTCGGTCGACCGGTGGGATGAGAAGTGGCCGGAGGCGACAAAGCGCAGCGTCTGCGCGTCTTCGTTTTTCGTCCATCAGCACAAAGGCACCATCAGCGCATTGCGTCGGGTGGTTGAGCCGCTCGGCTTCCTGATTGAGGTGCGCGAGTGGTGGCAGCTCGACGAGGAGCCAGGCACATTCCGCCTCGTTGTCGGCGTGCTCGACAGCGGCATCACTGACGAAATGTATCATGAGCTTGAGCGCCTGATTGAAGACGCCAAACCGGCAAGCCGCCACCTGACCGGGCTGGCTATCAGCCTGAGTGCAACCGGCGAGCTGTATGTCGGCGCTGGATGTTACGACGGCGACGCGCTGACCGTTTACCCCTACACCCCCGAGGAAATTGTCGTCGGCGGTGAATATTACCCGGCCTCGGCCATCCATTTGATTGATAACCTGAGAGTGAACGCATGACCGCAAAATATTTTGCCATTCTGACCAATCAGGGCGCGGCGCGGCTGGCGAACGCGGCGGCACTCGGCACCAAACTCAACCTGACGCAGATGGCCGTCGGTGATGCGAATGGTACGTTGCCGACCCCTGACCCGGCGCAGACGAAGCTCATTAACCAGAAGCGCATCGCGTCGCTGAACCTGCTGACCGTTGACCCGACCAATACCAGCCAGATTATCGCGGAACAGATTATTCCCGAGAATGAAGGTGGTTTCTGGATCCGCGAGATTGGTCTCTATGACGACGACGGCATCCTGATTGCCGTGGCGAACTGCCCGGAGACCTACAAGCCGCAACTGCAGGAGGGAAGCGGTCGCACGCAGACCATTCGCATGATTCTGATTGTGTCGAGCACGTCGGCCATCACCCTGAAAATCGACCCGTCGGTCGTGCTGGCAACGCGCCAGTATGTCGACGATAAGGTTATTGAGGTGAAAGCCTATGCCGATAGTCTGCTGGCCGCACACCTCGCCGCCGCTGACCCGCACGCGCAGTACCTCAAAACGGCGGATATTGATAAATACATTCCGGTCGGTTTCCCGCTGCCGTGGCCGCAGGCAACACCGCCGAGCGGCTGGCTGAAATGCAATGGCGCGGCTTTTGACAAGGCGAAATATCCAAAGCTGGCCATCGCTTATCCGTCCGGTAGTCTGCCTGATTTGCGTGGTGAGTTTCTGCGCGGGTGGGACGACGGGCGCGGTGTGGATTCAGGGCGTAGCCTGTTGTCTGCTCAGTCAGACTCTATCCAGAATATCGTCGGTTCATTTGGCCGTACTCAGCTTTTCAAAGATACCGTCTATACGGGGCCATTCCGTCAGGATGGAATGATTTTATCCTTAGGCTTAACACCATCCACTGAGGGTGGTTATGGTGCTGCAAACTGGACGTTTGATGCTTCACGCGCGGTGCGAACAGCGACCGAAACCCGTGCGAGGAACATTGCATTTAACTACATCGTGAGGGCGGCATAATGGCGAAAGCGACACTGAACAAAAACGGCATTGCCACAAAGGCCGGTGAGATTACCGTTTATAATTTTGACCTCATCACTCGTGAATATCTGGCGGAATCGGTCGAGTTTCTGGCTGTTGGGGTGGGGATTCCTGCTAATTCCTGCACTGATGCGCCGGTCGAAGGAAAAGACGGCTTTGCCGTGTGCCGTAAGGCCAGCCTTGATGGTTGGGAGTATGTCGCAGACCACCGGGGCGATACGGTTTATGACACGCAAACTGGTCAGACTGTCGAAATTACCTCGCCGGGAGAGTATGCCGATAACGTGACCACGATTGCACCATCAACCCCATATGACCGCTGGAACGGTAGCGCATGGGTGACGGATGAGGATGCACAGAAAAGCGGTCAGGTTATGGAGGCGCAACAGAAAAAAGCCGTATTGCTGGCGGAAGCCCAAAGCACAATCAGCCTGTGGCAGACTGAGCTGCAGCTCGGCATCATCAGCGACGATGACAAGGCCAGCCTGATTACGTGGATGAAATACATTCAGGCGCTGAACGCGGTCGACACTTCCACGGCACCGGATACCGAGTGGCCGGTTAAACCGGAGTAACGCAGGGCGGGCTGATGCCCGTCTTTTTTATGATTTGTTTATGTGCCATCAGCCACCCATCGCCGACAAATAGCCCATCACCAGACCAGCCAGGACAATAACACTCGCCCACTAACCACGGAGTTAACCGGATGAGTGATTTTCACCACGGCACGCAGGTCATCGAAATCAATGACGGTACGCGTGTTATTTCTACGGTCGCGACTGCAATTGTCGGCATGGTCTGCACGGCCAGCGATGCGGATGCCGCGACATTCCCTCTCAACGAGCCGGTACTGATTACCAATGTGCAGAGCGCCATTGCGAAAGCCGGTAAAAAAGGCACGCTGTCTGCCTCCCTGCAGGCCATCGCCGACCAGTCAAAGCCCGTCACCGTTGTCGTGCGTGTTGCCGAAGGTACCGGAGAAGACGCGGAAGCGCAGACCATTTCAAATATCATCGGCGGCACGGATGAGAACGGTAAATACACCGGTATCAAGGCGCTGTTGACTGCCGAAGCGGTCACCGGCGTTAAGCCGCGCATTCTCGGCGTGCCGGGGCTCGATACCAAAGAGGTCGCAGTCGCACTTGCGTCGGTCTGTATCAGCCTGCGCGCCTTTGGTTATGTCAGCGCATGGGGTTGTAAAACCATTTCCGAGGCGATGGCCTATCGCGAGAATTTCAGCCAGCGCGAGCTGATGGTCATCTGGCCTGATTTCCTTGCATGGGATACCACCACAAACGCCACCGCACCGGCATACGCAACTGCGCGCGCACTCGGCCTGCGTGCCTATATCGACCAGACCGTCGGCTGGCACAAAACCCTGTCTAACGTCGGCGTGCAGGGTGTTACCGGCATCAGTGCGTCAGTGTTTTGGGATTTGCAGGCATCCGGCACCGATGCTGATCTGCTCAACGAGGCCGGGGTCACGACACTGGTGCGTAAGGATGGCTTCCGCTTTTGGGGTAACCGCACCTGCTCTGATGACCCGCTTTTCCTGTTTGAGAACTACACCCGCACCGCGCAGGTGCTGGCCGACACGATGGCCGAGGCGCACATGTGGGCGGTCGATAAGCCCATCACCGCATCACTTATCCGTGACATTGTCGACGGCATTAACGCCAAATTCCGCGAGCTGAAATCAAACGGCTACATCGTGGACGGTGAATGCTGGTTCGACGAGGAATCGAACGATAAGGAAACCCTCAAGGCCGGGAAACTGTATATCGACTACGACTATACACCGGTTCCACCACTGGAAAGCCTAACCCTGCGCCAGCGTATCACCGATAAATATCTGGTGGATCTGGCCGAATCGGTCAACAGCTAAGGAGCCTGAAACAACATGGCACTACCCCGCAAACTTAAATATCTGAACATGTTCAATGACGGCCTTAGCTACATGGGCGTTGTGGAATCCGTGACGCTGCCGAAGCTGACCCGCAAGCTCGAAAACTATCGCGGCGGCGGCATGAATGGCGCGGCGGCGATTGACCTTGGTCTCGACGATGATGCGCTCACCGTCGAATGGTCTGTCGGTGGCCTGCCTGATGTGGCGCTGTGGGCGCAGTACGCCGCGCCGGGTGCTGACGCTGTGCCGTTGCGTTTTGCTGGCTCTTACCAACGTGACGACACTGGCGAAATCGTGGCGGTCGAGGTGGTCATGCGTGGCCGTCATAAAGAAATCGACGGCGGCGAGAATAAGCAGGGTGAAAACACCTCGACCAAACTGTCGACCGTATGCACCTATTACCGCCTCACGATTGATGGTAGCGACGTCATCGAAATCGACACCGTCAACATGGTTGAGAAGGTGAACGGCGTCGACCGTCTGGAACAGCACCGCCGCGCAATCGGGCTGTAATTCCCTGACCGGTCAGCACTGCTGGCCGGTTATTAATCCCCATTCAGAGCAGAGAAAAACATCATGGCAAAAGCACCACGTAAAACCGCTGAATTTGTTGATATGGCTGGCAATGAAATTGACACCGTAAACCCGAACGTCGTGACCCTCGACAAGCCGATTAAGCGCGCCGGTCAGACGATTGATAAAGTCACACTGATTGAGCCGAACGCCGGTACCCTGCGCGGTGTCAGTCTGGCAGCGGTGGCGCAGTCCGAAGTCGATGCGCTGATTAAGGTATTGCCACGCATGACCTACCCCGCGCTTACGGCGCAGGAGCTTACCGCAATGAACCTGCCCGATATGCTGTCGCTGGCCGCTAAGGTGATTGGTTTTTTGTCACCGGCTTCGGCGGAGTAGATTTCCCGCCCGACCTGTCGACCGATGACCTGATGGCGGATATCGCGGTGATATTCCACTGGCCGCTATCAGATCTCTATTCCCTGAGCCTGACCGAGCTCATCACATGGCGCGAAAAGGCGCTGCAGCGTAGCGGACACCACAATGAGTAATAACCTGAGACTTGAGGTTTTGCTGAAAGCGGTCGACCAGGCGACCCGACCGCTTAAATCCATCCAGACCGCGAGTAAAACCCTGTCGGGCGATATTCGCGACACACAAAAAGGGCTGCGTGACCTGAACGGGCAGGCCGCGAAAATCGACGGCTTTCGCAAAACCAGCGCTCAACTGGCCGTAACCGGCCAGTCGCTGGAGAAGGCAAAGCGCGAGGCTGAAGCGCTTGCCACGCAATTCAAAAATACTGAGCGCCCGACGCGAGCGCAGGCACAGGTGCTCGAATCCGCAAAACGTGCCGCCGAGGGGCTGCAGGTTAAATACAACAGCCTCACCGAGTCGGTTAAACGCCAGCAACGCGAGCTGGGTGCCGCCGGTATCAATACCCGCAATCTGGCAAACGATGAGCGGGGGCTTAAAACACGTATCAGCGAGACGACGGCGCAGCTCAACCGGCAGCGTGAAGCATTGGCGAAGGTCAGCGCACAGCAGGCGCACCTAAACCGAGTGAAAGAGCGATATAAATCGGGTAAGGAGCTTGCCGGTAACATGGCCGCTGCAGGTGCTGCCGGGGTCGGTATTGCGACAGCGGGAACGATGGCCGGGGTTAAATTGCTGATGCCCGGTTATGACTTTGCGCAAAAAAACTCCGAGCTGCAGGCTGTGCTCGGGGTCGATAAGCAGTCGCCAGAAATGCAGGCGTTACGCAAACAGGCGCGCCAGCTCGGTGACAATACAGCCGCTTCTGCTGATGATGCAGCCAGTGCGCAGATTATCATTGCAAAAGGTGGTGGTGATGCGGCGGCTATAGCGGCCATGACACCTGTGACTCTCAACCTGTCGCTTGCAAACAAAAAAACAATGGAGGAAAACGCGCAACTGTTGATGGGGACAAAAGCCGCCTTTCAACTTTCTAATGACGCGGCTGCGCATATCGGTGATGTTCTTTCAACCACGATGAACAAAACCACCGCTGATTTTCAGGGACTAAGTGACTCATTAAGTTACCTTGCCCCTGTTGCGAAAAATGCTGGGGTGAGTCTTGAACAGGCGGCGGCGATTACCGGCACACTTCATGATAATAACATCAGGGGGTCAATGGCTGGGACTGGCGGCGCTGCTGTTATAACGAGACTACAGGCACCCACAGGCAAAGCATACGATGCTCTCAAAGAGCTGGGAGTTAAAACCTCAGACAGCAAAGGCAATACGCGCCCGCTATTTACCATCCTGAAAGAAATGCAGGCCAGTTTTAAGCGCAACAATCTTGGTACCTCACAAAAGGCCGAGTACGTGAAAACGATATTCGGCGAGGAGGCTATGAAGTCTGCAAGTGTCCTTATGGCGGCAGCGGCAAGCGGAAAACTCGATAAGCTAACTGCCACGATAAAGGATTCAGACGGTAAAACAGAGGAGCTGGTCAAGGTTATGCAGGATAACCTCGGCGGCGACTTCAAGGAGTTCCAGTCAGCATATGAGGCGGTCGGCACTGACCTCTATGACCAGCAAGATAGCTCATTGCGTCAGCTAACTCAGACAGCAACACGGTATGTGCTAAAGCTTGATGACTGGATCAAAGACAACAAGGAGTTAGCGGAAACTATCGGCATCATCGCCGGTGGTGCACTGGCGCTGATTGGTATCATCGGCGGCATTGGTCTCGTTGCGTGGCCGGTTGTCATGGGGATTAATGCAATTATCGCCGCTGCTGGCGTGCTGGGTACGGTCTTTACTGTCGTCGGTAGTGCCATTGCGACAGCGCTCGGTGCGATTACCTGGCCGATAGTGGCCGTCGGTGCGGCGATTGTGGCGGGGGCGCTACTCATCCGTAAATATTGGGAGCCCATCAGCGCATTTTTCTCGGGAGTGATTGAAGGCATCATGAGTGCCTTTGCCCCAGTCGGGGAAATGTTAGCTCCACTGGCTCCCATTTTTGATGGTCTCGGCGAGAAACTGCGCGGCGTCTGGCAGTGGTTTAAAGACCTGATAGCACCGGTTAAGGCCACGCAGGAAACGCTTGATAGCTGCAAAAATGTCGGCGTCATATTTGGTCAGGCACTGGCCTCTGCCTTGATGGCTCCGCTCAATGTTTTTAACAAGCTGCGCAGCGGTGTCGACTGGCTTCTCGAAAAGCTCGGCATCATCAACAAAGAGTCGGACAGCCTCGACCAGACCGCCGCCAAAACCAATGCCGCCACACAGGGTAATTCCTACATCCCGGCAACCAGCACATATGGCGGCTATCAGGCTTATCAGCCAGTTACCGCACCGGCGGGGCGCTCTTACATTGACCAGAGCAAAAGCGAATACAACATCAATCTGCCGGGAGGTGTTGCGCCGGGGCATCAGCTTGACAGACAACTACGCGACACGCTCGAACAGATTGAGCGCGATAAACGCGCCCGCCAGCGTGCCAACATGACCCACGACTATTGAGGGGGATTAAACGATGATGCTTGCTCTCGGAATGTTTGTGTTTGAACTTCGCACCCTGCCTTACCAGTCGATGCAGCATTCGAAAGATTATCGCTGGGTGTCCAATGACCGGGTGGGTAAACCACCTGCCTATCAGTTTCTTGGCGAGGGGGAAACCTCTATACAGCTTGCTGGTACGCTATACCCCGCTATCACTGGCGGTTGGATCTCACTAAAGGCTGTAGAGGTGATGGCCAATGAAGGCAGAGCGTGGCCGTTGATAGAGGGAACCGGAAATATCCTCGGGATGTATATCGTCGATAAAGTATCGACTACACGCACCGAGTTTTTCAGTGATGGTGCGGCCAGAAAGATTGATTTCACGCTTTCGCTAAAACGGGTTGATGAATCGCTGACAGAGATGTTTGGTGACCTGAATAAACAGGCCAGTGAGCTTCTCGGCTCTGCCGGTAATTTGACAGATAAACTGCAGGGTATGCCCGGAGGTTTCACTGCATGATAACGGGGATGGCAATTGACGCCGGTGCCAGCCTTGCACCGGCATTTATGTTGACGCTGAACAGCCAGGACATTACCAGCAATTTTAGTGACCGATTGATTTCTCTCACCATGACCGATAACCGGGGTTTTGAGGCTGACCAGCTCGATATTGAGCTTGATGATACCGACGGGAAAGTTGAGTTACCCCTGCGCGGGGCAGTGCTGACGCTGTGGCTTGGCTGGCAGGGCTCGGCGTTGCTGAATAAGGGGGATTTTACGGTCGATGAGATTGAGCACCGGGGAGCGCCTGACACCCTGACCATCCGGGCGCGCAGCGCGGACTTTCGCGGCACGCTAAATTCCAGGCGTGAAGAGTCATGGCATGACACCACCATCGGAGAACTGGTCAGCACCATCGCAAAACGCAATAAACTGACGGCCAGTGTCGCTGATTCACTGAAAAAAATCCCGGTACCGCATATCGACCAGTCGCAGGAGTCCGACGCGGTGTTTCTGACCCGGCTAGCTGACCGAAACGGAGCTGCGGTGTCAGTGAAAGCGGGGAAATTGCTGTTTCTGAAAGCCGGTAGTGCGATGACGGCCAGCGGCAGACCCATCCCGCAAATGACGCTGACCCGTAGCAATGGTGACCGTCATCAATTTGCTATTGCCGACCGTGGGGCTTATACCGGCGTAACGGCAAAATGGTTGCACACCAAAGACCCGAAGCCGCAAAAGCAAAAAGTGACGCTGAAACGCCAGCCAAAAGAGAAACACCTACGCGCACTGGAGCACCCGAAAGCAAAGCCTGTCAGCAAAAAGACAAAGGCCAAAAAAGAGCAGGAGGCTCGCGAGGGTGAGTATATGGCCGGTGAAGCCGATAACGTGCTGGCGCTGACAACGGTCTACGCATCAAAGGCGCAGGCGATGCGTGCCGCTCAGGCTAAGTGGGATAAACTGCAGCGAGGCGTTGCGGAGTTTTCAATCACACTGGCGCTAGGGCGAGCGGATTTATTTCCTGAGACGCCTGTACGTGTGTCGGGCTTTAAGCGCGTAATAGACGAACAGGTATGGTTAATCAGTAAAGTAACTCACATTCTGAATAATAGTGGCTTCACGACGGGGTTAGAGCTTGAGGTTAAGCTATCTGATATAGAGTACAGCTCAGAGGAAAGCGAAATATAA